TACAGTCGAGTTAAGCTGAGTGTAAGTTGTTCGAGTTAAACCAGCGTAGGTTGAAGTGTTAGCTCCAGCGTCTACGATAGCTTCAAGTCCAGTAAAGTCATCTCCAGCGCCTGTTCCGTAAAGGAGGCCGCCGATAGTATCAAGCATAGAGTTCTGTGCTTCTTCAAGAGTAATCTTTACAAGGTCAAGGACTTCAGCGTCAGTCTTGTTGAGTGAAGCTTCTCCACCAGCAACTGAAACGTTCTGGTAGAACATTTTATGATCGAATGTTTGACGAATTCGAGTGTCTTGCAAAGCAGTGTCAAAAGCACCAACACCTGAGAATGAACCGCCCGAGGTTGGTTTTGCAAACTGCAAAGGAACCATTATTTGTCGTCCACCCCAGTTCTTGTTCTCGCGCATAAAGACACGTGATGTGAAGACGTTAGAGTTAAGAATACCGTCGATTGAAGTCGGTACGTACTTTTCCTCTGTGATTGATACTACTCGGTTGCTAAGTGCCATGAAATTTCTCCTGTTACTTTTTTAATTAAAAATGCCCGTCGGTTTCTAGCCGACGGGCGTTATGTTAAGAGTTAAGCACACTTTACATATTTTTGCAACTACAAACTTCCGAGAACAGAATTGTGGATGTCATCCAACGAAAGTCCCGAAGGTGGCGCTTCGATTGTCCTACCCTGTCCCGTAGGCTTACTAGCACTAGCCCCACTACCCGAACCGGCCACCATACCAGCTCGTTTCTTTTTATCGTCGTTCTTCTTATCAACCACGGCCTTATCGTCTTCTTTGCCCTTATTGGCAGAATATATTTCAAAGGCTGTCTCAAAATCTACAACCTTACCTTTTTCTAACTTAGCGTTCATAACCGCATGCACAGCTTCAACTACCACCTGACGTTCCTTTGGATCATCCGATATCAGCTTCTGATCTACTAGGCTCTTTTCATCTTTAGCCCAGTCATCTTTAATAGCTTGAATACGGGTAGCCTGTTCATTTTCCACCTTTTTTACTTCAGCATCGGCTACTTCTTTACGGTCGGACTGACCTTTATCGGTAAACTTTTGGACTGCTCGCCCCCACTCTTTATAAGTAGCAGGTTCAAAATCTTCAGGTATTTCATCAAAGTCATTGAAATAATGGGTCGCACCGTCCGAATCTTTAACGGGGATTTTACCTGGGCCTTTTTTGGTCGTGTCGGTGTCTAGTTCAACGGCTGGTTCAGCAGGAACCGGACTGTCCTCCACCGACTTGTCTGGAACTGAAGCCCCCACGTCGGCTTTATCGTCTTTGCCAGCATCGGCTTTATCTCCGCCCTTGTCGGCTTCAGCATCTGATTTGTCGCCCTTATCGTCGTCGCCGGCTGCGTCCTTATCATCTTTGGCACCATCATCATCCCCCTCTTTAGTTTCTTCGTTTTCTAATTCAATAACAGTCTTGTCGTGAACTTGAGCTAATGTTAATACTTCTTCTTCTTTTTTGGTTTCATCTTTTTTCTCCTCAGATTTATCTTCAGCCATACTAAACTCCTTTTTATTGACTAGGTTGTCAGTATAACACAACTACACTAACTTTTGGGCAGACTTTTGATTCTGAGTATCTACTTTGTCGGCTAACCCCTGAGCCTTATCCTCGGTTTTACCAACTGTACCAGCAGATGAACCCATCATTTCATTCTCTAACTGAGCTTGTTCCAGAGCCTTCTGGTTACTAATCTGCATATCTTCTTCAGTTGGAGCTTGGGTCATCAGTGCCTGTAATTGTTTCTGAGCCTGAGCCGAGGAAACTTTCATCCACTCTACATATAGTTGCTTAACCAAATCTGGTTGCTTCTCAAAGTCTCCGCCAAGCATGTACTGATTCATAAAGCCTAGATACTCCGGCGCAATCTCATCCCGCGGTCTTGGCATCTCGCCACGATTAAGTATCTGAATGTCCATAAATGCTTCACGTGAAAACTCGTCTTCTTTGACCTTACCCATAAAGGCAATCGGGTCAGTCTTGAATAATAGGTAGCGTTCCAGGAGTTTCTGTGGACTTGCGAGGTTGCCCCCAGCTAGGACTTCGTAGACAGACAGCGGATCAATCAGACCCATTTGTACTAAGGATTCCACCGCATCGGCCTGACGTTGTTTGTTAATCGGTAGCATCGAGCCAACCCCAACTTTAATATCAATGCCGTCTTCAATAGAATCTTGCTTCATTACTAAGTAATCGAACTTACCGTCCTCACCAACTGCTTTGAAGTAGTGCTCCTCGGTATAGTGGACTTTCATCATCTGCACTAGGTAGCGGTTATAAAAGGTAGCGACACGCTCCATAGCCCGACTAATGTCATCCAAACGAGTGTAGTTTTGCTCACGTTGCATCTGATCTTGACCGAGAGTCTTGTTACCAGAGCGTTCACCACGAGTAACTTCTTGGGTAGCAAAGACATTATCTATTTCGTTACGAGCGTCCAGTTTGTCCTCAATAACATAGCTCGGAAGGGGTGGGGGGGCAATTCGAGCCACGGCGTCACGGACAGAACCCTTAACACCAATTCTTTCGTCAGGTGAACCAACTAACTTAGCAACATCGGCCTTGTCTATCATCTGAGTGTTAAACACCAGACCAGAGCCAGCCATATCAGCGTTCTCCATAATCTGGAATCCACGCCTGTCTAAGATACGTTGCAACGGCGCGGCCTGTTCCACCATCGAGGTCAAATCAATATAGCTAGTACCGTCATTCAAATAGTTAATCGGAAAGATCGGCGGGATAGGCTGGTCTAAGAAGTTTCCAGTAAAGCCTTCTTCGTCTTCATAATTCCAGTTAGGGTTACGAATCTTGCCAATAACATACTGATAGCTAACATCCACCCAAGCTACTGCCGACTGATAACCGTCCTCATAGTAATGGAACCAGACTTCCCAAATGTCTTTCTTCTGAGCTAATTGAGATTTATAAGCTACTCGATTACCTTTTTTATCGAAACGACCAATCCCAGCCATTTCTAAAATCTTTTGTTTAGACTCCGGGAACATAGCAATCAACTCTTCAAGAGTCTTATTTCTAACCTTATGAGCTATGAAGCGAGGGTTGTCTCCATAACGAGCATCCTTGTCTACTACGATGTCTTCTGGAGGGATAGAGTCGGGTACGATCTCACCGTTCTTTCCGGCCAACGGATCCCAGCGGAGTTTCAAATAACCAATGCGTTTTAATAAAAGGTTTCGGGCAGCTATCCTGAAGAGATCGAGAGTCCGGAACTTATCGGCGTGAGCAAACAAAGTCTTACTCAAATCCTTAGCAGCTTGTTCGCTAACCACAGTGTCCTGACCAGGCATAACGTCTACGTTAGGGATACGGGAGTTTACAATAGAGGTAATGGTTTCGACTGAGATAAAGATTCTAGGGTCTTGATAAAGGTTCTCTTCCTGGTAGTCATAAACGTCCTTGTTCTTCCAGTGGTTAGGCAACCATAGGTTCATGTTGTCTTCACGGATCTGTTTAAGACCGACTTCCGATTCCCAGTAAGTTTCCGACTCAGTGAGGGGCTTTTTAATCAAAGCTAATAGATCATCGTCGTCTAGTTTGAGATCGAAGATGCTACCAATTTCGCCCTGATTTTCGTCTTCCATAAGCACTCCTAAGTTGAGTTAGCCTATGGGCGTATTGAATTTAGTATACCACAGTCCCAAATAGCAAGCTACCCCTGTTTGAATTCGCTTCTAACTAACAGTCTGTAGTCTTGGTGACATAATTTGCATCGTATATTCACAGCAATATCAAACTCATGTAGAGGCATAGGCGTACCAATAATAGTATCTATCTGCCCTTTAACATCAGCGATAGTTCTCTTGCACCACACGCATGAAAGTTTCTCCATCTCTGGGCTATCATCGCCAGTTAGATAAATACTTAGAGCTGGTAAGCCCCTACGATCCCTATAAGGCTTGTCTTCGTCATAATAACCCATCTTATTTAATCCTTATCTTTTTATGCTTGGCTAGGCTACGTTCGACCAACGTATCTACATCCATTTTAAGAGCATTTTTAACGCTAATGGTATTAGTCCTGTTATCCACTATAACACCAGAACTCTTACGCACAGCGTTCGGCCTTACCCCACCTGAAGAATCCGGCCCCATTGAGAAGGACTGGGCTACGCGGAAATAAGCTAAGGCATGCGCCCAGTGATCAGGCTGATTCTCTTTAGTCAACCACTTAGCTTTAGGAATCCCCCTAGTATCTGGCTCCACCACCCTATAAATCTGCTCTACATGAAAAATAAGCTCTTCTAAATCTCTGGGCTGTTGAAAGAACCGCATCCTACCCGAAGTCACATCCGCCGCTAAAAGATCAAACAGCTTAGTCCTGTCTGACTGTAATACTCCAAAATCTACCCCTTCTTTCCTTCGACTAACCTCCATACTAGCTGAGTTGTCTGGACTGTAATAATGTACATAGACTCGTCCGGGGTACTTCCGTGCCAGTTCTTCGGGTATTGTAAAGTCAGGCAGAGCGTCAATCACCGCCGTAGCATTGTACATCGTTACAAGACGTTCAATATCTGCCCAGTCAGTTGTTTTACCATAGGCAAACACCCCTGAAGGATTGCCCATGACCCAATGCTTCTCCTTACCAGAGTCACAACCAATCATCACATCGCGCTTCTCAGCCAATGCCGGAACGTTAGCCCGAAGAATCGACTCACGGTTAATTAGAAACTCCGAAGACTGATAAGGCAGTCCCAGTACAAAGTTATGAAAGACTTCTATTGCCATAGATTTTTTTTGCTTAAGAATTTTTTTAGCAGAAATCCACGGCACCATCAACTGAGAAATCCAATACCCCCGCCTACCCTCCAATTCACCCTTAACCCGCTTTGGCCCTCTTTCAGGGTACCTAGGGATCCACCGCCCGCCCTGACGGGCGTTATCACTGATCTCCCCATCACACCTCCCACAAGCGAATATCTGCCTCTCCTCATCTATATAATGATTCTTCTCACCCTTCTCAAAATTCATAAACCACTCATGCTCACAGTGGGAACAAGTAACAAACCAGTGCATCTGATCACTCTCTTGGTAGAGTTCGTGAACCCCAAAGCCCGGCACACTAGGGTTAGAAAACCTCCAAAACCAACCATACTCAGAGAACTGTAATCTCGACTGATACACCGCCAACACCCCCTGATCCGACCGGTCATACTCATCAGCCACAATCAAATCAGCCGTCGTTGAAATAGCCTCACCTTCATGGAAAGAACCCCTAAAGTAAATCCACCTATCACCTACCTCCTTCAAAGAAATAGAATCACTCCCCTTAACCATCTCTTTAATCTTTGGATTCCGATCAATCATCGGATTAACCTTCGGTCTCACAAAGTCATTAACAACATTCCTGGTCGGTAACACATAAATAACATTTAACTTAAGGAAATTAGCAGCATGAATAGATTTCAAGATAGCCGCCACACTCCAACCCACCTGAGCAGATTTCATAATAACCTGATCTGGTGAGGAATCCGAATAAGGCTGAAGCATAAACCGATGCATATCAAACTCAAAAGGCTTCTGATTCTCGTTAATAAAATTATTATCCATCACCCAGACAGCAGGATTCAATGTCTGTATTTGAGTTCGGAGTTCTTC